AAAAAAAAGGCTTTGACACATAATTGTTTGTGCACTATAATAAATTATGACAACAAGTGCAGAAGTAGTAAGCGCAATCATCACCGAACTAAACCGTATAGATGGTCAATTTTCACCATTTGATCGTGCTTATCGTTTTAACTATAATCTTCATCGTGATGTTTACATGGGATTCAAGTTTTTTGACGAGATCTCAAGCTTTCCAAGCGTATATCTTACTGTTGAACGTGAAGACTATTTTCACTATGGCGCCAACAATCGGTTTATCGTGCTTACAATGGATCTTCGTGGATACACTTATGACCAGGAAGTTGAAGAAAGCGGTGAACTGTTGGCTCAAGATATAGAACACATCATGCAATATATCAAAAAGCAACGTCCTGACATCGAAGAAATTCGTGTGCTAAGCGTAGAAACAGACTCAGGACTAAACGCTCCGTACGGAGTGGCACTATTTAAATTAGAGGCATTATATCAGCGATGAACACTCCAGTAACCTATAGCGACAATTTGAACGATGCGTTAAGTGCGCCAGAGCTAGATCCGCAACATCTAGTGGTAGCTAATGAGATATTAAGTGGCAAAAGCATCCCGCAGATCGCTGAGATGACTGGGTTGAGTAATGACCAAGTTACTGCAATAGCCGAACGTGGCGAAATAAAACGATACGTAGATTCAGTGTACATGAGTCAAGGATATCTAAACCGTGTTCGTCGTATGCAAGTTATAAACCGTGTGATTGATGAAAAAATGGCTGAAGCTGCCGAAACCGGCGTGTTTTCAAAGCGCGATTTGTTAGATTGGCTAAAACTGCTTAATGATATGGATCGCGATAGCCGTCCTAAAGCCCCTACAACTGCTGTGCAAGTTAACAACCAAACCAACAACTATAGCAGTTTAATGCAAGATCTACTTGGAGATAAAAGTTGACAACATTACCAGGTCGTTACGATATCATAACACAACAGGGAGTCACTTATGATCTTCCTATCTCCTATCGTGACGTAGCCGGCATTCCAATCGATTTAACCGGATATAGTGCGCGCATCCAAGTTCGTGAACTGCCAAGCTTTCCAGTGCTGGTTGAGTTTAATTCAGCTTTAACAGCTAACGGATTTATTTTTCTATCAGGCCCTGCAGAAGATCGTGAAGATGGAGCTAATGGCAATCTTCGCCTATTTTTAACTGCCGCCAATTCAGCAAACATCTCCCCGCTTGTAGCTCGTTATCAGCTAAACATTACTGATAGTGAAGGATATGTTACCCCTATTATTGAAGGTCGCTTTGAAATCCAAGGATCGGTTACTGTATGAGTATTTTAACAGTATTTACAACTGAAAATCGTGTTACAGTTTTAGACAATTCTGTTATTGTTAACGCTCCTGCGGTAGTTGGACCTCGCGGACCTCGTGGTCCTACGGGTAATTCTACAGTTACAGGACTTGGCAACACTTTTGTTATAGCAGGCGACGGTCTTAGCGGCGGGGGCAACCTCGCCTCAAACGTTTCTATCGCAGTTAACTCAACTGTAGTTCGTACTAGCGGTAATCAAAGCATTGGTGGAACCAAAAACTTTTCAAACGGCGTGCTATTTATTGACGCAGCTAACTCTAAAGTTGGAATCAACACTACTAGCCCTAAAATTGATTTACAAATAGGTGATGTAGGTCTAGGCACCTACAAAATGAACACCTCAACCACTCTACCTAACCAGATTATTGACTCTTGGAGCGCACTAGATTTTCGTAGTGCAAAATACCAAGTTCAAATTTATAGCACTAGTGCTAATGAATATGAAATTTCTGAAATATTTTTAGTTCATAACGATATAGACATATTTGTTACTGAGTATGCCGTGGTAAACCAAGGCACTCGACTAATGAATTTTAATGCATCGCTGTTTAATAACACAGTTCGTTTGATTGGAACTCCAACATACGCAATTAATGAAATAAAAGTATTTAGAACCGTTCTTAGCGCATAAAGGAAAGACTAATGGCAACAATTAAAGATTTTGTCGTAAAACAAGGTATTTCAGCCCAGACTACAATCGTAGTTAATGGAGTTAACGTTTTAGCTAACGACTATGCTACTCATTTAAGCGCTAGCGCAAATGACTACAACACTTATACCACTCTTGTGGGATTTATTAACACAGTTCAAGGTAACGTTGGAGCTGGAGCTAGTGGGTATGAAGCTAACGACTATGCTACACTACTTGCAGCATATAGCAATGACGGAGCAACACTAGCTTCAGCACGTAGCAACGACTACGCAACATTCTTAGCTGCAAGTGCTAACGACTATAACAGCTACACCACTCTGCAAGGTGAATATCGTTCAAATGACTACGCAACTTATCTAAACGCACAATCTAACGACGGAGCTACTCTAGCTAGCGCCCGTGCTAACGACTATAGCACCTACACAACACTGCAAGGCGAGTTTGCTGCTAATGACTATGCTACTTATTTAAACGCACAATCAAACGACGGAGTTACTTTAGGCTCAGCACGCGCGAACGACTATAACACTTATACAACGCTACAAGGTGAGTATCGTGCAAATGACTATGCAACATATCTTGCGGCACTATCTAACGACGGCGCAACTCTTGCTTCAGCGAGTGCAAACGATTATAACACCTATACTACTCTACAAGGCGAGTATCGTGCAAATGACTATGCAACTTATTTAGCTGCACTAAGTAATGACGGAGCTACTCTTGGTACAGCTCGTGCTAATGACTACGCTACTTATACTGCTGCTCTTGCAAACGACTTTAACAGCTATACTACTATTGTAGGTTTAATCAATACTGTACAAGATAACGTAACTAGCGGTGGAGACGCCTCTAACACGTTCGTTAACGCTAACGACTGGACCACTTATAGCACTCTTGTAAATGAGTATCAAGCAAATGACTATGCTACTTATACAGCTTTAGTTTCTGAATATAAGGCTAACGACTATGCTACTTGGAACGGCCTAAACGGTGCTATTAACATCAAAGCTAATTCTAGCGTTAATATTATTGCTGGAGACGGATTGAATGGCGGTGGTGCTCTAACTGGTAACGTTACTTTAGATGTAGATTCTACCGTAGTTCGTACTAGCGGAGACCAAACTATCAATGGAGTTAAGACTTTTGGTGATAGCATTGTTGTTCAAGGCAATTTAACGGTAAACGGAAACGTTACAACTGTAGCTAGTACTAACCTAGTTGTAGACGATCGTTTTATTGAACTAGGAGCTAACACTACTGGACTACCTAGTGCGGACACTGGTATATACTTTAACCGTGGTGCTAGCGGAAACTCTGCATTCTACTATGATCAAAGTGAAGGATGGTTCGCTCTTGTAAATAGTAATGATCCTACTACAAACGTTACTGTAAGTCCGACTAGCTACTCATGGTTAAAGTTAGATACGCTACTTGTTTCTAACACTTCAGTTGTAACTAACCTTAACGCTGACAGATTAGACAGCCAAGAAGGCAGCTACTATCTAAACTTCGGTAATGCTACAAATACAAACTTAATCACTCTAGCTTCTGTAACTGCTAATGGTGCAACAACCTCTAGCGCTATCTCAGTAGGCGGATTAAACGTAGATTCTGGCACTCTGTACGTAGATTCTACTAATAACTATGTTGGAGTTGGAACTGTAGAGCCTCGTGCTAAGCTACAAGTTTCTGATGTAGGCATTCATACTGCAACACTAACTACTACAGCTACAACTGCTAATCAAGTTGTAGACTCTTGGAGTGCTACAGTATTTAGAACTGCTAAGTATACTGTTCAAGTTCACGACACTGTAAACAACTACTATCACGCGAGCGAGATTCTAATTATTCACAACGGAACAACTCCTCACCTAACAGAGTATGCTATTGTATTTACAGACAGCAGTCTTGCAACATTTGATGCTGATATCAGCGGTGGCAACGTAAGACTTCTAATAACACCAACTAATACAAATAATGATATTACAGTTGTAAGACATACTTTAACAGTTTAATACAGCAGTAGTCGTCTAGGGATAGGGAACAGATGGCAGATAAAGATTTTCGAGTAAAACAAGGTATTGTAGTTGGGGGTGACGCGTTCATCTCCAACTCTATCACACACGTAAACGCTATTAGTTTTGAGACTAATGGGTTTAGTGGTGGTAAACTATCTTGGAATACTTCCGATGGCACTCTAGATATAGAAAGTGGTTATGGGGATGTAGTACTACAAGTAGGTCAAGAAACTCAGTATATCGTTAGAAATTCTAGCAATAGTAGTATATTAAACGGTACTTCTGTATTCTGTAATGGAGTAACTGAAGGATCTGGAAGATTTAGTGTATCTCCTATGATAGGTGATGGATCTATATCTCCAGTACAGTATCTTGGACTTGCCACTCAAAACATAGCTTCAGGTGTAAACGGTGTTGTAACTTATTTTGGTTATGTAAGAGGGTTAGATACTCGCGGTACATCTAATAGCGCTATGAGTGTTGGAGATGAAACTTGGGCTGTAGGGGACAAGCTATACGTTCATCCTACTGTAGCTGGTAAGCTTACTAAAGTAGAGCCGGAAGCGCCCAATTCTAAGATTTGTGTGGCAGTAGTCACAGCACGACATCAGAGTACTGGTGCCGTTTTTGTTCGTCCTACTATTAACTTAACTGTAGATAAACTAAGTGATGTACAACTAAACAGTTTGGTTGACGGGCAAAGTTTAGTTTGGGTGACAGCTAACTCTCGTTTTGAAAATAAAAATGTAACTTCTACTAGTTTTTCAACTATTGCTGTAAGCGGTCAAAGCAACGTTGTTGCAGATTCTAGCAGTGATACTCTAACTTTTGCTGCAGGCAGTGGTATACAAATTTCTACTGATCCTAGCACTGACACAGTTACTATCACTAATACGGGTGGTAGTAGTGGTGGTGGCGGTTTAATTGCTGGTGATTATGTAGTTCGCGCTAATAAAAATGGTTCTGCACAAACAGTTACCTCTGGTGCTGATGCAGTTGTTACTCTAGTAGATGATTTTGATCCACAAAATTGGTTTGCCTCAAATAAATTCCAACCTACTGTTGCTGGATACTATAGTATCAATGCTCAAGTTTGGTGGGATGCGGGTGCTGTAACTAATAATCAAAACAACGTACAGATTAGAAAAAATGGAAGTATTCAGTTAGCTATTAATCAAGACCAGATTATGACTGGTTCAGGATATGCGCAGGCACTATCTACTATAGCATATTTTAATGGTAGCACAGATTATGTAGAATTAACTGCCTTTACTGGAAATACCACATCACAAAATATTAATGGAGCAGCAGGTGGAACATATTTTACTGCTGCACTTTATGCCTATGGCGATGCGTCTAATGCTTGGGTAAATGCTAATACTTATAATACGCTGTTAACCGCTCGTGCTAATGATTATAACAGCTTTACAACACTAACTGCTAATACTTACAATACGCTATTAGCTGCACAAGCAAACGATTTTAATAGTTTTACTACCTTAACTGCTAATACGTACAACACGCTGTTAGCTGCTCAAAGCAATGATGGTGCCACTCTACTAACAGCACGTGCTAACGACTTCTCTACCTTCACTACTTTAACTGCTAACACATACAACACGTTGCTAGCCGCACAAAGCAATGATGGAGTAACACTAGCATCAGCCCGAGCTAATGACTTCTCTACTTTTACAACGCTAACAGCTAATATATATAATACTTATGTATCTCTTAGTGCTAATTCAGGGGCAGGTGCTAACACTTCAATTTACTTAGGAAATACCCTAATTGCTAATTCTGCACTAATATTCCAAACTAGCAACGGTCTTTCTATTACTGGTAACACTACTTCTAAGGTTATAAGCTTTGCTATTAACATGAGCAATGTAACCTCACAGGAAATAACTGCTAACGGAGCTTCTAATGTTTTCACACTAGCTAAAGCAGTATCTAATGCTAACATGATATTGGTTAGCTATAACGGATTGCTTCAAAAACCAAGTACATATTCAGCCTCTGGAACTACTCTTACACTATCTAACACAACACCTATAGAATCAGGATCAGACATTGAAGTGCGATACTTTGACTTCTTCGATCTTCCAGGAGCTAGTGCTGGCGGTGGTGGGGGTACTAGTTTCCAAGGAAGTGTGAGCGGTTATACTTCTGGTGGGGGCAGCCCAACATTCAACACTGTAGATAAATTCCCATTCTCAAGTAATGGTAATGCTAGCGACGTAGGTGATTTAACGGTGACAAGAAGATCTTCTAGCGGGCAAAGTTCTTCTGTAAGTGGTTATAATTCTGGAGGTGTAAACTCAGGATATTATAATACAATAGATAAATTCCCTTTTGCTGCTAATGCCAATGCAACAGACGTCGGTGATCTATTAACTGTTGGTGGGTATTTATCTGGGCACTCTAGTACTACTAGTGGGTATATTGCAGGGGGTCAACCGGGTTTAACTAATGTAATTCAGAAATTTTCTTTTACAACAGACGGTAATGCAAGTGATGTAGGCGACTTAACTCAAGGAAGATACGGATTGACAGGCCAGTCCAGTACTGTTTCAGGATATGCTTCTGCAGGTAGAACTTCTGTTTATGTTACTACTGTGGATAAGTTTCCATTTGCTTCTAATGCTAATGCTACGGACGTAGGAGACGTAACAGCTGCTAGAGGTTTTGTTTCTGGGCAATCTAGTGATTCTAGCGGTTACACTTCTGGTGGTTATGGAACTTCTATTCCCATTACTAACATTATAGATAAATCACCTTTTGCAAGTGATACTAATTCTACAGATGTTGGAGATTTATCGATAACTAAAGGTTATTCTGCAGGACAATCTAGCACAATTAGTGGTTATACGTCCGGAGGAATCTGGCCATCGGCTAGTCCTGCTACTCATAATATAATTGATAAGTTCCCGTTTGCCAGTGACGGTAATGCTACAGATGTAGGTGATTTAACACAAGCTAGAGCTAGAACTACAGGACAACAGGTGTAAACAATGGTAGATATTCGCATTAGATTAAATCAAATAAACGCAGATTCAATAGCAACTTCAGCTTTTGCTTCTAAAACAGAACTACAAGCAAATACTAATGCTTTAACTGCTAATACGTATAACACACTATTAGCCGCTCAAGCAAACGATGTTGCTACCCTAAACAGTGCTCGTGCTAATGACTTCACTACGTTCACAACTCTAACTGCTAATACATACAATACGCTGCTAGCAGCTCAAGCAAACGATTGGGCTACTCTACTAACAGCTAGAGCAAATGACTTCTCCACGTTCACAACTCTAACAGCTAATACCTATAATACGCTGCTAGCAGCTCAAGCAAACGATGTTGCTACTTTAAATAGTGCTCGTGCCAATGACGGGGTAACACTAGCCTCAGCCCAAGCTAATGACGGAGTTACTCTAGCTAGCGCCCGTGCTAACGACTTTGCTACTTATACCACTCTAGCTGGTATGATTAGTAACTCTACCTCTAATACAAATATCGTGGTAGGGAATGTAAGCCTCTCTAATACCACTGTATTCATTCAAGCTGGTGATGGAGTGTTACTAAGTTCTAACACTACATCAAAAACACTAACCATTGCCACTTCAATGAGCAATGTAACTTCACAAACTATTGCCATAACTGGAACCTCAAATTCTTTTACATTGACAAAGTCTGCAGCTAATGCTAACATGGTACTAGTAATGTATAATGGCTTAGTACAAGATCCTTCTCGTTATAGCATATCTGGCACAACTTTAGCGCTAAATAATGTAGCACCTCTTATAGCAGGAGCTAATATTGAAGTTCGTTACTTTGACTTCTTTAGTCTGCCTGGGGTGAGTGCTGGTGGAGGTGCTTATACCTTCCAAGGTGAAGTGAGCGGTTATACTTCTGGTGGGTACGGTGGTGGTAATGTAATAGATAAATTTTCCTTTACTACTGATGCTAATGCAACGGACGTAGGAGATCTTTCGGTGGCCAGGCGCGCGGGCTTAGCCGGTCAGAGTTCTAGCGCGAGCGGTTATACTTCCGGAGGTATGGTAGACGCGAGTACTGCAGTATTAAATACTATAGACAAGTTTCCTTTTGCTTCTAATGCAAATGCTACAGACGTAGGCGATCTTACACAAGCAAGAAAAAAAGTTGCTGGACAAAGTTATAGTACACACGGATATTCTTCAGGCGGGGATGCAGGCGCGACGCCGACGGTGACTAGAAGTAATGTAATAGATAAGTTTCCGTTTGCTGCAGATGGAAACGCAACAGATGTAGGTGATTTAACTGAGACAAGATGGGGGCAATCTGGACAAAGTTCTAGTACACACGGATATACATCAGGCGGAGTTCCGCCTTCTAATGCCTCAGGTAACACTATAGATAAGTTTCCGTTTGCTTCTAATGCAAATGCTACAGACGTAGGTGATCTAGTTTCTGGTCGTCGTGATATTGCTGGACAGAGTTCTAGCACACATGGATACGTGACTTCTGGTAATAGCACAACAATACATAAGTTCTCTTTTGCGTCTGACGGTAATGCGACAGCTATAGGATCTGTACTGCCCGCTGGAGGTCAGTATGGCTCAGTAGGTCAGAGTTCTACTACTAATGGGTATAGTACTGGAGGTTCGTCTGTATATGGATCGGATATTCAAAAGTTTTCGTTTGCAGTAGACGGAAACGCTACGGACGTAGCTAGTCTAACAGTTGGTAGATATAGTGGTGCGGGACAACAGGTGTAAAGCATGGATTTATTAAGACTCAGTATACAACAAATAAACACTACTGGTATAGATAGCACTGATATTGCATCTAAGTCCTCAGTTAACACTGTGCAGGCTAATGTAACTGCAGCTAATACTTGGGTTAATGCTAACGATCATACCACTCTTCTTAGTGCTCGTTCTAACGACTGGAATACGCTACTAACAGCTCAGTCTAATGACGGAGCTACACTGTTAACAGCGCGAGCAAACGACTTCTCCACGTTTACAACTCTTACAGCTAATACGTATAATACTCTGTTAACAGCTCGTGCAAATGACTTTGCAACTTATACCACTTTAAACGCTAGCATCAACTCAGTTCAGTCTAATTTAACATCTGTTATTGGTGCAGCTCCTAGTACTCTTGATACTCTAGCTGAAATCGCAGCAGCACTTGAAAATGATGCAAACATAGCAGTAACTCTTGTTACAGCTATTGGCACAGTTCAGTCAAACTTAACTACTTTAACAGGTACAACAGCAGCTAATGATTATAATAGTTATACAACACTAACGGCAAATACATATAATACGTTGTTAGCAGCTCAAGCTAACGACTTTAATAGCTTTAATACCTTAACAGCTAATATATACAATACTCTACTTGATACGCGTGCAAACGATTTTAATAGCTTTACTACGTTAACAGCTAATATTTACAACACCTTTGCTTATCTAAATGCTAACGTAGGCGGTGGCGGCGGTGATGTAGCTAACGCTTGGGTTAACGCTAACGACTATAACAGTTATACTACATTAACTGCAAACATATATAATACATATACCAGCCTATTTGCAAATCTGGGTGTAGGCGGCGGGAACGTTACTAATACAGTTTCTATCACTCCAGTTTTTAGCGGTGCTTTAAGAACCACCAATGCTACTCAAAGCTTAGGAACTGCTTCTTGGACTACTCTCACAGGTTATGATAATGTTATTTATGATACTAATAGCTTTACATCTGTTGCGGATAGATTTACTATACCATCTGGAGTCACTAAAGTAAAACTTGCAGGATCTGTCGCTGGAACTAGTGCCATAGGCCAACTTATTACTCGTATTCTAAAAAATGCGAATACTGCTATAAGCTACACAACTGAAGTAGATATTGAATCCACTGGGGCCGATAATGGCATAGCGATAACACCTGTTGTATCTGTAGTAGAAGGCGATTATTTTGTACTACAAGCATTTTCTGATAACTCAAGAACTATTTCTGTAGAATTAGTTTCTTGGTTTAGTATAGAAGTAGTAGAAGGATCTGTGCTAACTGCTACAGCTAACTTGACTATCTCATCTGCTGGAAATGCTTGGGTTAATGCTAATGACTACGCAACTCTTCTTTCAGCACGTGCAAACGACTACAACAGTTTTACAACTTTAACTGCTAACACATATAATACGCTTTTAGCTGCTCAAGCTAATGACTTAGCTACCCTAAATACTGCGCGTGCTAACGATTTTAATAGCTTTAATACCTTAACAGCTAATACATATAATACACTACTTGATACGCGTGCTAATGACTACAACAGCTTTACAACTCTAACTGCTAACATATACAATACTTTTGCATATTTAAATGCTAATGTAGGCGGCGGGGGTGGAGATGTAGCTAACGCTTGGGTAAATGCTAATGACTACGCTACGTATATAACATTACAAGCAAATCTAAATTCTGTAAGTTCTAATGTTGACAATGTCACTGCAAACTTATATAATACTTATACATCATTAGCTAATGTGTATTCTGAAAAGTTTGAAGTAAACGGAAGTACTAATGTATTTACGCTATCTCGATCTATAACTTCAGAAGAAGCACTACTAGTTTATTTAGACGGCGTACTACAACATAGTGATTCTTATGTGATATCAGGTACTACTCTTACTATTGCTAATACAACTCCTATCCCAGTAACAACTTTAGGAGTACGTTCTCTTTCAGCACTAGCTACCTCAGCTGGTGAAAGTAGTGGGGGCTCTACATACTTAAAAACCTTCGCTTTAGGATAAAATAATGACAGAAACATTAAAAAATGCTCGATCAAATCTAACTTCTAGCTATCAAACGCTGTACACTTGTCCTCCAGGTACTACTGCAATGATAGTTTCGTTGTTAGCTGCTAACATAGATGGCGGTAGCACTCAAGACGTAACAATACAGTGGAGAGACTCTTCAGCCTCAAATGTACCTACTTTTATAGCCTCTACTATTGCAGTACCTGCAGACTCTACTCTAACAGTGCTAACTAAAAACGCCCCTCTAGCTCTAGAAGCTGGAGATACTATTGAAGCTAGGTCTAATACTAGTTTTACTATTCACGCTACTGCTGTTGTGGTGGAGATTGTTTAATGCAAAATGGTGGAATTATTGGCCAATTTGTTACCGCTAACGTTAGAGCTGCTCCAGGAATGTGGAGCATTCGTGAAGCTGAGCTTAACCGTAGAACCTCATCCTGGCCAACACTAGATGTAATACCGGATCAGGTAGTATATGCAGCTGCCGGCTCCTATACTTTTACAGTCCCTTCAGGAATAAGCGCACTTTCAATAGTAGCTGTAGGCGGTGGTGGAGCTGGCGACGACGGCAACACTGGAGATGGAGGCGGAGGAGGCGGTGGCGGTGGCGGCTTAGCCTATGCCAATAATGTAGCAGTCACTCCAGGATCTTCGGTTAGCGTAATAGTAGGTGCAGGCGGTTCTGCAGGAAATGGTAAAAATGCTCGTGCTGAAAGTGGGGGCAATACTACTGTAACTGTAGGTTCTTTCGTTATAAGTGCTGGCGGAGGTCAAGGCGGCGCTGCTTACAGTGCTAGCCCTGGAGCAGTTGGCGGGGCATATAGCTTTACTAATACTCCTGCAAATACTACTACCGGAGGTGGTAATGGTGGCGGTGGCGGAGCCGGTTTTGATGGAGGTGGCGGTGGCGGAGGTGCTGGCGGCTATGGCAGTGCTGGTGGTAATGGCTCTACTGCTAATTCAAACTATGCCTTATACCTTACCGGCTTTAATGGTGCCAGCGGTAGTGGTGGCGGTGGTGGGGCTGCTTATACAGCTGGAACCGCTAGTAATGGTAGTGGTGCCGGAGGTACGGGTCAACTTAATACAACTGGTGGTGGTGGGGGTGGAGCTACTCTATATAGCAGTACTAATCCTGCTACTTCTGGAACTAACGGTAATGGTAGTACTTCTACAGGATCTAAGGGTGGAGATGGTGGTTTTCCTGGTGGAGGCGGCGGAGGTAGTTTTGATGGCAACTTTGGCCTAGCCTCTACTGGAGGGTCTGGCGCTGTAAGAATAATATTCCCTGGAAACTTGCGAACATTCCCCTCAACTAGGGTGGCAGACGAATGATTAGCTTAGTAATTAAAATAGATGATAGCGATAATACGATTTCAGATCCAATGCTATTGGATAATTTAAAGATGTTATACCCTAAAGCTAGTATTAATGCCTTACCTACCGGTTATGCAAAGTTTATACCTACTCCAACTCCAAATTTAGGAGTGTATGAAAAGCTAGACGGATATACCTACGTAAAAGTAGACGACTATTATACTCAACAGTATCATGTAGTACAAATGACTGATGAAGAAAAAAATATAAAACAAGATGAGGTAAAAGCTTCTTGGGCGCAAGTTGGGTTTCCGTCTTGGAGCTTTAATGAGCAACTTTGCTGCTACGAACCTCCAGTAATAAATCCGGCGCAAAAGCGCTATGAATGGCATGAAGAAAGCCAAGCTTGGGTAGAAATTGAATGAGTATATATAGAATAAACCCTGAACTATTAAAGTCAAATGGTGCTTCTAATGGTGACGTATTAACTTACGTAGCTTCTAATGCTAAAATAGAGTGGAAAGCTGCTTCAGGCGGTACTGGTGATGAGTCTAATCTTTATAATACTTACAATACACTAACAGCTAATACCTATAATACGCTGTTAGCAGCTCAATCTAATGATGGGGCCACCCTAGCTAGTGCGTTTGCTAATGATCATACAACCCTACTTACAGCACGAGCTAACGACTTTAACAGCTTTACCACGCTTACAGCTAACATATACAACACGTTTGCGTATCTAAACGCAAACGTAGGCGGTGGAGGTGGTGGAGGCACTATAGCTAACTTAGTTAGCGACCAGTATACGATCTCAACTACTAACACGTTCACACTAACTAAAACTGTTAGTGACGCTAACAACATTATAGTATCTTTAGACGGTATTGTACAAAATCCGAATGATGATTACATAGTGTCTGGTACTACTCTAATATTTAATAACACTGCTCCATTACCTGCAGGTCGTGAAGTAGAAGTTAGACATATAGTAGGCGGCGGGGATGCTGCTAACACATGGCTAAATGCTAACGATTATAATAGCTATACAACGCTAACTGCAAATATTTATAATACTTTTGCCTATCTAAACGCCAATGTAGGTGGCGGAGGTGGTGGCGGAATAACCACAGGTAAAGCCATTGCTATGGCTATGATTTTCGGAGGATAAAATGGCAAACCCAAATATAGTAAACGTAACGACAATATACGGAGAGACTGCCGTACTATCTGCTACCACTGCTAATGCTAACGTTGTAGCAAATCCTGCATCTAGTAGTTCTGTGTATAAAATTAATTCACTATTTGCGTCTAACTTAAATGTAGCTTCTGATATGGATTTAACTGTGGATATAATTAGATCTGGAACTAACTATTCTCTAGCTAGAAATGTTACTATCCCGTTCAACGCTACAATAGTTGTAATTGCAAAAGACTCAACTCTATACTTACAAGAAGGAGACGCACTAAGTTGTGCAGCTTCATCTAACTCAAACGTGCAAGTAGTGTGTTCATATGAGGTGATAGCATGAGATTAAATGGTGGTGTTATTGGTAAAAGCAATGAACCTACTAATAGACGTGCTCCAGGAGTTTGGAGTGCTGAAGAACAACGTACCCGTCAACTATACGGTAAATTTCCTAGATATTATGAAGGCTGGGATCTAACTTATTTAGTTAATAGTTCTCCTAACTTTGTAAGATCTTTTAGTCCTGGTGAAGCAGCTCCCACAGGCGTTACGTTTACTCCAAGCGGTAACACAATGTTTATAGCTGGTTTTACCGGAGATGATATTAAACAGTACTCAGTAGCTACTCCGTGGAATATTTCAACGGCCACACTTACTAGTAACTATGCTGGAGGATCTAGCTCTACTTTAAATCCTACTGGTGTAGCTTTTCGCTCGGATGGTAGATCTATGTTTGTATCTACTTCAGAAGCTTTAGGCATAACTCAGCATAGTCCTAATATAGCCTGGGCTTTTAGCACAGCTTCAACTGCTTACGGAAAATATTTTACAACACAGTCTAGTTTAGTCCCTAGTGGTATTTTTTTTAAACCAGATGGGCTAGCTATGTTTATGTCTTGCTCAAGCGGAAGCACTCAAGTAATACAACAATATTCGTTAAGTCAAGCTTGGGATATACAGTCTGCTACTTATATCAAACTATTTTCCGTTGCTTCTCAAGAGGGTTCACTTCAAGATGTGGCTTTTAGTAGTGACGGAACTAGTATGTTTATTATTGGAAATAGTAGTGATAGAGTACATCAATATAGTTTAAGTACGGCTTGGGATGTTGGTACAGCTAGTTACGGTGGTACTAGTTTCTCTTTAGCCTCAGTAGAAACAGATTCTTCAGGATTAGCTTTTAGCTCTGACGGTCTTTATATGTTTATAGTAGGTTATGCGTCTGATACAGTGCGCAGATATGCTTTAGGTTCTTCGTTTAATATATCTAGTGCTTCTGCTTCCGGAACCTTCTTACTTAGCGCTCAAGAAACCAGTCCGCAAGGCATAGACTTTAGTTCAGATGGCACAATAATGTATATAGTGGGTTCTAGTGGAAATGATATAAATCAATACTCTCTTTCTACTGCTTGGAATATTTCTACAGCATCGTATGTAGGTACATCAAGTGCTTTATCTCCAAGCGTGCTTAGTATTAGATTCAAACCAGACGGTAAAAGAGCTTTTGTAGTTGGTTCTGGCGGTGGATCCGTTAGAGTCGCTGAGGTAGCCTTTACTACTGCTGGACAAGTCTCTACTATGCAAAATGGCAGCTTACCTTCTAGTATAATACCTAGATCAGAAGATGTAGTATTTAGTAGTGATGGCACTAATATGTATGTTGTAGAGAATGCACTTCCTATTATTAGGCAATATAGCTTGGATTATCCATGGGATTTTTACTCAGCAAATTATATTGCTAACCTTTCTGTAGCTTCTAATGATACACAGCCTAAAGGTTTAAGATTTAGCAATGATGGTACTACTATGTTAGTGATCGGTACTCTAGGTGATAACGTATTACAGTATTCCTTAAGTAATGCATGGAGTGTGTCTTCTGCTACCTATGTGCAGAACTTTTATGTTAACCATCTAGAAGCTGTTCCTCAAGGTATTGATCTATCACCTGATGGTTCTAATTTATACTTGACAGGAGACTCTGTTGATAGTGTATTTCAAATTTCACTAGGTACTCCTAATAGTGTAAGATCTCCAGCAGATGATAGTATAAGCTACTCTGTAGCCGGAGAAGAAAACGCCCCTAATGGGTTAGCATTTAAAACAGATGGCACACTAATGTACGTAGCCGGAACTTCCGGAGATGATGTTAACCAGTATATGTTGAGCATTCCTTGGAATGTGTCAACTGCAAGCTATGTTGCAAACGTGTCTGTAGCTGATAGGGAAGGCACGTGCTCTGCAGTAGTATTTAAACCCGACGGGACTCGTATGTTTATACTAGGAGGCACCACTGATAGAGTACAAGAATACGCACTATCTGCTCCTTGGGATATCACAACTGCTACATATACTTCTAACGTTTCTGTAGCTGCCCAGGAAACTAGCCCTAATGGATTAGCTTTTAAACCAGATGGTACTAAAATGTATGTAGCCGGAGCCGCCGGAGATGATGTTAATGAGTATACTCTATCCATTCCTTGGAATGTAACAACTGCTAGCTTTGTACAAATATTCTCGGTTGCAGCACAAGATATATCACCAGAAGATGTAGTTTTTAATCCAGACGGAACTCGTATGTTTATACTAGGATCTACTAATGACCGCATATACCAATATAATCTATCTACTCCTTGGAACATATCTACTGCAACTTTTGATAGGAGTTTATATATTGCTCATTTAGACGTAACTCCTACAGGCTTAACTTTTAAAGATGATGGTACTATATTATATCTACTTGGAAATAGTAGTGATAGAGTACATCAAATTAATTTAGGATGAAATCATGACACTATACTACAAACCCGGAGAGACTCCGTCTCCACCTCCAGCCCGTATTATACTTAAAAATGGGCAGAGTCGTACAAATTATAACTATAGCACTGAAGAGTTATTAGAAGCTGGATATATTGCCGCGCCAAATAAGCCGTCAGTGCAGTTTCCTCAGCGAATTGACTGGGCAGATAATGCTTGGACAATCCGTGATCCTAATGAAGGCGAGATCAACACTCAAATCATCTCAATCCGTGAAGAGTGTAAGAAACGACTAACTGAGAGCGACTATGTAGTTATAAAAGCCCAAGAAGCTGGCACTGCAGTATCTGAAGGCTGGCTTACTTATCGTCAACGTTTGCGTGCTATTTATAATTTAGTTGACGTGCCTAGCATTTGGTCTGTATCTTGGCCTACAAAACCTTAAAGAGAGAATTACACAATGGAAATTAAACGTATTAGTCCTTCATTTATTTCAACCGACGGCGCTACAGACGGTCAAGTGTTAGCTTATAGCGCTACTAGTAACAGTATCAGTTTTTCTGCAGCTGGCGGTGGTAGCGGAGTTACTGTGTATGCCAATGCTTCGGTACTTCCTAATACTGGTATCTCTATTGGATCAGAAGCTTATGTAGAGTCTACAGATAGTTTATATATTTGGACTGTTAATAACGTTTGGCAACAAATTTCTACAGTTAACACTCCTCCGAGTGCGCTAACTAATTATCTACCGATCTATTATCTAGCATCTAACGGCGCAGCAACCACAATTTCGTTTATCTCTTCAGATCCTGAAGACATACCTCTTAGCTGGGGGTACAACATAGTTAGTGGTGTGTTAGGCAATACAACTATAACTAATTCAGCTAATGTATTTACTATCACCCCGTCTACAAACTCGGTAGATGATGGTTTATTTGCTATAGACTTTTTTGCTAGCGACGGACTTTATAGTGCAAATGCAAACATACAGTTTAATTTAAGTTTTGCTCAAGGCTGGAATGTTTCTAATGCTACTCTAATTGGTAGCGCTAATGTTGCATTCTCAACTACAGCTCAAGAAACTAACCCGTTCGGAGTACAGCTTTCCGCTAACGGAACCACAATGTATGTAGTAGGAGACGCTGGAGATGATATAAATCAATACACTCTTAGTGCTCCTTTTAACATTGATTCTCCTACGTTTGTAGCAGCTTATACTTTTACAGCAAACGCGTCAGCTAATAACTTTGCTAATCCTAGAAACATTCAACTTAGTCCCGACGGTTCAAATGTGTACGCATTTGGAAATCTGTTTGAACTAGGAACGGAGCCAGTAATAACACAGTTTTCTCTGCCAACTCCTAACAACTTAGCTACTATGACAACTAATTCACGTAACAGAAGATTTTCAGTAGCTCCTCAAGAAGCAGATTCTACAGAGTTATATTTTAGAGACGACGGTACTCGTATGTATATTATAGGAACTGCTGGAGACGATGTAAATGAGTATCAGTTAAGTCAAGCTTGGAATCCAAATACCGCTAGTTTTACCACTACGTTTTTAGTAAGTGGTAAAGAAACTACTCCAGGAGGAATATATTTTACTCCTAGTGGAAATGCTTTTTACGTAGTAGGAACTACTAGTGATGCTGTACATAGGTATAATATGTCTACTGATTGGAGTGTCAACTCTGCTGTGTTTGCAAGCTCTTTCCCTTTAGCTAATCAGGAAACTATACCAACTTCAGTAGACTTTAAGCCTGATGGAACTCGTATGTACATTATTGGTCAGACTGGTGATGATTTTAATGAATATACTCTAAGCACTCCTTGGGATATTACTACAGCATCATTTGTTAGATTACGAACACAATCTCAAGCCACTCTTCCAACTTCCATGCAATTTAGTAATACAGGTGCTAATTTATATATGACAGGCACCGCTTATGAAGTGCACAATTATACTCTTAGCGAAGCATGGAACGTAGCAACTATTACGTACCAATATACTTGGAATCCTATATATGGTAGTGATTCAAGCACTCAAGGCATATATTTTAATCCTACTGGTGAATATTTTTATATACTTGGTCAAACTGGAGATAGAGTAATACCCTTTTTCCTACGAACTCCTTGGGATTTAAACTCTGCGTATCTTCCAGGTCTACTAGTAGACCAAAATAGGATGTCAGGATCTACTAATCATTTTAGACTAAAACCTGATGGCACTAAACTATATGTAACCGGTGCAGCACATGATAACATATTAGAATATTCACTTAGTATTCCTTGGGATATCGCAAGTGCTGCTCATTCTAATACTTTTTCATTAGCGTCTGACACGCTAACACCACAAGGTATAGATTTAAGTGAAGATGGCACTGAAATATACGTAATAGACGGTAGTAGAACATACACATACAAACTATCTACTCCTTGGGCTCTTAGTAGCGCTTATAGGTCTCAAACATTAAGACTGCCTAGTATCGTAATAAATGATGTTTTTATAAGCCCAACAGGAGCAAACGTGTATTTAACACAAAGTTCTATTTCAGCTATTCTTCAGTACACTCTAACCAATCCTTGGGATTTAGATTCTATTAGCTCAAATACCGCGTTATCCCTCTCCGCTACTGCTGGCAGCCCTAGAGCGGTGACATTTAATGATCTAGGCACTAAGATGTACATAGCTCCTGGAAGCACTACAAGCTATCTAATAAATGAATATACTCTATCCACTCCTTGGGATGTTACAACAGCTACCTATACTAAATATTATATGTTTGATCAGCCTAACGCAGCATCCGGTGTAGCACTTATTTCTCTATTAGAGTTTTCTCCTGATGGAAGAATTTTATATATAGGATCTGAAGAAACTGGAGCTGTAGAATATTTATATGCTGTTTACTTAACTGTAGCTTATGATCTATCCTCTATAGAAAAAATTGTACACACAGATTACTATAACATAGATACTACCGCAGCTAGCGGCATAGAATTCAGCAGCAATGGAGATACTTTATATCTACAGATCTCAGGGACCATATATCCTGTAGATCTTTCAACTGCATACGATATATCTTCTCTAAAAATTCCTGCTAGACCAGCAGACTCTGGGGGTGTATATCAAGTAAGTGAGCGTTCAGATTTAGGTTCGCCCAGAGGATTAGCTTATAGTTCTAATGGTAAATACGCATATACAGCTACTAGCACTTCTTTATATAGACTTACGTTGGAAGAACCTTACAATTTATATTCAGCCAAACATCCTTACGTTACAAGATTACATCCTTATACTAATGCTGCTGATTATTATGATATTAGTATAAAAGGTAATTCTATATTTACAGTTAATAATACCTTAGACAGCATTTTAAAGTTTCCTGTATCTAATGTAGACTCTAGAATCTCTTTCGGCAATGCTAACTCAGTTTCTGTAGCTAAGAATGCTTATTTAAATGCAGGCCCTGCAATGGATGATATAATTTTTAAGCCTGATGGAACTAAATTATTTGTGGCTGAATCTGGAACTACTATTTTAGAGTATGATTTGCTAACTCCTTGGGATTTAACTAGTATATCATTGCAAACAGCGTTAAACGTACCAAGACCTGGCGGAGCAGCTGATAGTATAAAGTTATCTTCAGATGGATACTATTTATATGTTCTTAGTGCTTCGGACGATAAAGTTTATCAATATAAACTAGCTAAACCTTGGACGGTATTCACTAGTGTACTAATCAACGAATTTTCAGTTGCTACTCAAGAAACTGCTCCGACAGCACTGGCTTTTAGTGACGACGGCGCTTACATGTATGTAATGGGTACTTCAGGTGATGATATAAATCAATACACCCTTTCCACTCCGTGGAATATTTCAACCGCAACTTTTACCCGTACACAGTCTATTTCTGCTCAAGATACATCTCCTACAAATTTAACTTTTAAACCTGACGGAAGTAGGCTATATGTTAGAGGCGTTACTAATAACAGAGTGTCTGAGTACGCACTAAGCACTCCTTGGAATGTATCTTCTCTTACATTTACAAGACAACTTCAACTACCTAGCTCATGGAGTGTAGGCGGTATAGCTTTAAATTATAATGGAACTAGACTTTATGTTGGCGATTCTACTTATGGATTTATTCGCGAATATATTATAGGAAGTTAAAATGAAAACAGTAGATCCATCTTTAATTTTAACTCAAGGAGCTAGCGATGGTGATGTGCTTACTTATATAAGTGCTAATGCTAGAATTGAGTTTAGTTCTTCAACCAGTGGAGCTGGAGTAACGGTTTATGATAATTCAAATGAGCTGCCTACTAGCAATGTAACTATTGGTAGTAGAGCTTATGTAAAATCTACCAATCGTTTTTATCTTTGGAACTCTAGCTGGAAAATGATACGTCTAATATCGCAATAAGTTTAGACTTGCTTATTACTATTTTATATGTTATTGTGATTACACAAATAACCCGATAATGAGTAATAAATGAAACAACTACACTTTTGCGGAGGTCTTCCGCGTACAGGATCTACAGTCCTGATGAATATTTTACAACAAAATCCATCTATATTTACTACCTCAACTGATCCTTATCCTCACATACTAAATGAGCAGATACTAGTCAAATCTAGATATAGCGAAGCTTTTCAGGCTATGAGTTGTGAACAAGCTGATGCGGCTATGTACGGGTTAGTGCAAGGTGGGACTAGTGGCTGGTATAGTGGGCTTACAAACAAGCCTATTGTAATTTCAAAAGCTAGGCAATGGAGTGGATTGCATCATCTTTTTCCAGATTCTAAGATTATAGTAACAATTCGTGATCTAAGAGATATTGTTGAAAGCTTTGATCGAGTAAATTCTAAGATACGAGCACTACACACTTTTAGTGAAGATCACACTCTATATGCTTCTATGACTGAAGAAGAAAAGCTACACTATCACTTTAAAGAATCTAACGCACTATCTTCTACTCTACGTCACGAAATTCCTAAATATTTAGAGCTATTCAAAATCAATAACGCTAGAGTTAAGTTTGTGCGTTATGAAGACGTATTACGAGATCCTAGCTATATGCTATCTCGCATATACTCATTCTTAGGATTGGATAGCTTTAATCACGATTTAAATAATATTAACCAGTCTGAAATGTTTGAGCATGATAATGCTTATTTTAGAGAGAAAACAGATCACCGCACTCAACCTAAACTAACTGCGTGGAGGGATCCTGTAAGAGTTCTTTCTGACAAATTTCATCAACAAGTTGTTAATAACAATAGCTGGTTTTATAAAGCTTTTTATCCTGAAGTGCTACAATGAACGAACAATACGTCTTTTCAACTCCTATATGGGGTTATGTGTTAAACAATGAGCGGTCTAATATTCCTGTTTATATAAATGAAATTATTAGACTAGCTAATACTACTGCTAGCGCTACAAAAAGTAATTTTGGTGGTTGGCAAAGTATCGACTCTTTACATCTAAATTCAATCTTCAAGCCTTTTGTTGACACTCTTTCTGGCTTAGCTGCTGATATTGTGCCCACCTTTACTGATAGTAAGCATTGCCTACAATCTATGTGGGCTAATATAAATTATACTAACAATTTTAATGCTCATCATACGCATGAGGGGTGGATTTCTGGAGTTTTTTACTTGCAGGTTCCTCCAACTTCTGGTAGATTAATATTAACAAATCCGAATATAAGAAGCTACAACTCTCCTGTAAAACAAAAAGATTTTCCTATTACACCAGAGCCACTAGCTTGTATATTATTTCCTTCTTGGTTAGAACATTATGTAGAGCCTAATCAAGCTGAAATGCCACGAATTAGTATTAGTTTTAATATAGGTGAAGTATGACTCCCTCAGAGTATTTTAAGAAAAATAAATATGTATATATTAGTGGCGCTGTGCCCCGCAATACATGTGATGATTTAACTAAGTATATGTTTAGCCTATATGATGAGGGTAAGCTTACTAAAGACCCTCAATGCCCTCTGTCTGACAGTGTGTACGGTGATCCAATACTAGACAATTTATTACAAGTTCTAGCAGCGCCACTATCTGCGCAGCTTGGAATTCAACTGTTGCCTACATACACTTATGCTCGTATTTATAGACCCGGCGAAACTCTAGTACGTCATATTGATCGTGAAGCTTGTGAGATTTCTGGTACTATGACTCTAGGATTCGATCCTGGATCAGGTATTTGGCCTATATATTTTACAGGCGATAGAGATGATGTAGTAGGAACCTCAGTAGAAATTAATACTGGCGATCTTGTTATGTATCATGGCAATGAACTATGGCATTGGCGCCCAGCATATCGAGGTAAATGGCAAGTTCAAGTATTCTTTCATTATGTAGATGCTAACGGTCCGCACGCTTCATGGGCTAATGATAAACGAACTACTACGCCTAGCGTTAAAAGTTTAGATGCAGCCCCCGTAGTCGAAGCTAAGCAGATTACTAAAGCAGAAAATAATGCTTTTGCGGCTTTTAGTTCTAAAATTATAAGCGATGGGCTAATAATTAAAACTAGCGATGATGTATTTCCAGGTGCAGTAACTTATCACTCGGGCTTTAATGCTGAACATACATTTAGCGCTGTAGAATGCGCTCGTATTATGGACTATAGTAAAAAACTATACCCAATTAAGTCTACTGTAGGTGATGGCGATAATAATAAGTATGATCCTAGTATCAGAGCAGTAGATACTTATAACATTGAATACAATGAAGAGAGTGCTTGGATATTTAAAAAGATTGCAGCAGCTGTAGGAAAAGCTAACGCTGAGTACTATCGTTATGATCTGTATGGCATAACTCATGCGTTACAGCTACTACACTATAAAGCTACTGAAAATGGTCATTATGATTGGCATATTGATTGTGGAAATGGTGCTAGTGCAACTCGTAAAATTTCTGTGTCCGTTCCCTTAACTAGACGTGATGCTTATGTTGGTGGAAAGCTTATTATTAATAATAATGGATCAGAAGTAACAGCTGTAGACGAGCAAGGTTCTATTTCTATGTTTCCTAGCTATTTACTGCATCAAGTAACTCCCGTTACTGCAGGAGAACGTTGGGTAATTGTTATTTGGATTAATGGACCTAGGTTTAAATAATGAATTGTTATGAAAAGCTTTATTTTATAAAGCAGTATACTGATAGCATAGGCTCTATATACGGCACAGAAGACTTTGCTATATTTTTATACTCTCTTATAAAAATGAGAAAATCTAAAACAGTGGTAGAGTTAGGAACTGGCTTAGGATCTATAATGCTATGGTCTGCACTAGCTCTACAAGAAAACAGCTCAGGGCATTTTTATACTGTAGATAATGGTAGCGAATGGCTTAGTTTAAAAGCAGCTAGACCTCAAATGGGCCCACTATTTAGAGAAGAGTATGCAGATTATGTTAACAATTTAATCAACTATTTTAAGCTATCTGATAGTGTTACCTTTATTAACAACCAAATTAATTTAGCTAATCTGCCTAACAACATAGACATTATATTTTCAGACTTTGCTCATGGGCCTAAAGATATTGTAAGCATGTTACCTGATATGCTACTTAAATGTGCAGATAGTGCTGTAATAATGTTTGATTCTGCAAGCACATATTATTCATCTTATCATACGTTAGAGGCTATAGTAGCATTGTTCAACGCAGGTAAAATACCTGCAAGTATGAAATCGTCTGAGCAGTTACAGAAAAAAATTAGTACTAGCAAGTTTACTATTCAACATATGGTAGAATCTAAGCCTAGAGCACAAAACAGCACCGCGTGTTTGTATATAGATCCTATTGATATTTTGCCACACCCACTAACTAATATGAGGTTTTAATGTTACAAGTAATTGATAATGTTATTGGAGATAAATATTCTCAACGATTATTTGAGCATTGCGTTAGTTTAAAATGGACGTTTGTACCAGACATTTCGTTAGGAAATCAAGCTGCTCGTAATGTTCCCGGATTTTCTTATAACTTCTTTTTGCATAAAGATTTTAATAATATAGAGCCAGCAACTATAAATACTAATGAATATAGTTTTGTACTTCCTGCGCTACTTGAGGCTATAGACAAATTTGGTCTTACATCTATTTCAGCAGAAAACATATTTAGAAGTAGAGCAAGACTTACTTTACCACATCCAGAACTGTCTGAAGAGCAGCGCATGGACAATCCTCATATAGACTATAAAATTCCTCATTATGTATTGCTATACTATGTTAACTCTACAGATGGTGACACCCTTATGTTAGATGGTAATATAATAAGAGATAGAATAACCCCTAAACGAGGTAGATTCGTGTTATTTGATGGAAGCATTTTACACTCATCATCAACGTCAACTCTAAGTCCTCGTATAATAATTAATAATAATATTAGACTACCAATAAAAGGAGATGCCTAATGGCTGTTGTAGAATACATGTTTAACATAGACGATAATGGGAAACGTTATATCCCAGGATTTATAGATAATAGAGGTCATTGGTACGACCCTAATACGGAGACTTATATCGGCTGGATTAAAGATTCTAGAGATTTTTACGTTCCTGACTCTATTGTTAGTTTAACTAAAGAAGAGTTAGTCCAACGTCAATTAGCAATTCACGCTATTTCTCCCATGAATAATTTTGGTAATATTGAATCAGGACCTACAGTTATGACAGAAGAAGAAGTTAGAACTCAAGTTGAAACTTGGTATGATGCTTTTGTGGTGGAAAATTCTTAATGGAACTAGTTTTAGCTACAAAATTAAGCGACTTTTCAAAAACTGAATTAACAGAAGTTTTAAGAAAGCTATTAACACAAGACAGAGAAGCTTTTATGCTTTTAAAAGAGCTTGTAGAAGATGTATTATAGGTAATTATATGACAGAACAACCACAAAGCAATTCTATTGCTATATTTAACGATTTAAAATATGATTTAGTAGTAAAAGATGGATCAGAATTTACTATTCCGCTGTCTACTATTTTTGGACGAGGTACAGTAGCTAAGTCTGAGTCTTTTGGAGGTACTAGCTTAGCTGTAAATGCTCAAAAAGTAGACTTAGCTATAGCTAATACCAAAGATTTACAAAATATTTGGAATCGTAGCCATACTCAATGGATGTGGAAACACTTAAATCTTTCTTATTTAGATCCACACAAGAACATGAGACAAGTAGCAGCTGAAATAGCGCGTAAACGTCAAGCTTTAAACGAAGCTAAATGGAATCAGTTAAAGAATGAAATTAAAATTCGCAAGATTGAAGAGCAACTATCCAACGTAGAACTACTAGATCACTGGCAAGAAATAGAACTTACTGTTAAAAAAGCTGAACTACAAGAAAAAATGGCCGAAGGCATTAGCTATATTGAAGGTGCCATGAAAGATGTGCTTGCTTTGAATAACTTATTTGAGCAATTAAAGTCTAAAGTCACCGACTTTAACGAGCTAGACATAGAAAAAGCTGAATCAAAAGCCCACTTAAAACGTAGTATTACTCAATGCATTAGAGATGTTCGTCAAAGTGGTTCTATAACTAAAGGTGAACAAGAATATTTAGAACAAATTGGAGTAAATCCAATGAAAATGATGCAGCGTATTAGAGAATATGTAGCTAGAGAAGCTTCGTCTAGTAGTTGGGATGTTGCTATGTTGCATGAATTTGTAGATGCAGTTGCAGACGAGCTAATTGATGTGTGCAAAGTAGATGAAATTAGAATGTCAAAAATGGGATTAGATACTAGTATTGATGAAAGTATTGCCTATGATAAGCTAATTGGTAATTCTAATACCTAATAACTTTAATCTTAATTATAAATGATTATGCTATGTTAGTATCTTACTAACATAGCATTTTTATTGATATTCAACTCCTGTCCAATACTTTTTTAAAAATTGTTTTGACTAAGTTACATAAATTAGTTAAAATTGTTATAACGATAAAGCTATCCAACAAGGTTTCTATGATAAAAGTATTTGTTAACGGCACATTTGATGTTCTACACTCAGGACATTTGCAACTATTAGCTCATGCTAAGAGCTTAGGTGATACGCTACTAGTAGCTCTAGACACGGATGATCGAGTATCTGCTAAAAAAGGACCAAGTCGTCCAGTAAATTCTTTAGTTACTAGATTGCATATTATGAGTTTTTTAAAGCCAGTAGACTCGGTCACTGCATTCAGCAGTGATGCTGAGTTAGAATCTATAATTAAAAATTACTGCCCAGATGTTATGGTTGTAGGATCAGATTGGCAAGGCAAGTCCGTTATAGGCAGTCAATATGCTAAACGCTTAGTATTTTTTGATAGAATAAAGAATTTTTCTACTTCAGCTACTTTAGATAAGTATTTGGGTAGTATAAGAGAGAACGATAAATGAGTAATACCTTTACTACTCCAGCAGTGGTTACCACTCTTTCTCAAAGTAGATTAGACTACAATGAGTCATTACTTACACTGCTTCAAAATTTTGCTAGTGCTGGCCAACCTTCTGGAGGAAACATAACTACAGATGGTACTACTGGCTTGCGTACTGGTATGTTATGGTATAAAAGTGGATCTGATACTACCGACGGCCAAGGTAGAATGCTTGTTTATGATGGTACAGGCTTTACTAGAAACGGGTTAGTAACTTACAAAATGCCTAGCGTTGCAGCAGCTAACTCTGCTGTAGTAGCTTCTAAAATTTCATATGGTGAGTTAGTTTCTGTAGGGACAGATGCACTATACATGGTTAATGCAGCTAATACAGGTATTTTTCAAGTAGGTGGAGATGCTATAACACTATCTGGGTTAACTTCTACTCAGTTTGTTAGAACCGATGTTACTTCTACTATAACAGCAAATCTAACTTTTAGCGGAAGTGGATTTGTTAAAGTACCGTCTGGCAATGATGCTCAGCGCCCTACTTCGCCAGTTGCAGGTATGTTCCGTTTTAATAGTAATACAATAAGTTTTGAAGGGTATGACGGAGTAGAATGGGGTGCTATTGGCGGGGGTGGGGCCTTCACTGATGACGGTACTTATATACATTACACTGGAAGCGCTAATGTTGGTATTGGAACTGCCACTCCGTCAGCCAATCTTCATATAGTTGGAACTGGTAATTTACTTAAGTTAGAAACTGGTACTGCTACTGATGCAAATGGGGTTACTTTAAGACTACAGCAAACCGACACAACTATGGATGTTAATCAGAGTTATGGCGGAGTTGAATGGGCAGGATTAGATGTTGGAAACGTTGGTGTTAGGGGTTATATTAAAGGTATAGCGGAAGGCACTTCTGGAGAATTTGGACTTAGGCTAGCTACTCAAGGATCTGGAGCGAGTGCTCCTGTAGATAGAGTTAACATTGGCGCTAGTGGTAATGTTGGTATTGGTGTTAGCGCTAATACTACATTACAAATTGCTGGAAACGTAAGCATGTCCGGCGGCGACGCCACCATTTTTAATAGAGAAAACTTTTATTTAGCTCTAGGAGCTAATAATACTGAAGCTATTAGAATACTTCCTAGCACTAATATTGGTATAGGGATTACAGCTCCTACAGCAAACTTACACGTTGCCGGAACTGGTTCTATAGTAAAGCTACAAACTGCTACTACTACCGATACTAACGGTGTAGCTATGCAGTTTGTACAATCAGACACTACAATAATTAGCGGTCAAGGATATGGCGGCGTAGAATGGTTAGGTTCAGATATTGAAGGATCTGGTGTTAGAGGCTATATAAAAGGATTTGGGGAGGGCACCTCAGGTGAGTTTGGAATTAGACTGGCTACTCAAGGCTCAGGTGCCAGCGCTCCTATTGACAGACTTTATGTAGTTTCTAATGGTAACGTTGGTATTGGGGCTATTTCACCTTCTGAAAGATTAGAAGTGTATGGAACTACAAAAGCTAATAATATAACCTCTACAAACCTACTAAGTGCTACAACTTCTAATTTAGACGGTGCTGTAACTGTTAACGAGTCTGGAGCTGCTGTTGATTTTAGGGTAGAATCTGATACTAAAACACATGCGCTATTTTTACTAGGCACTAGTGGTAACGTAAGTTTAGGCACATCTGTACCTACTCAACAGTTGCATATATATGCTAATGATACTACTAGCACACAATTATTGCTTGAGCAAGACTCTACTGGTGATGTTGGAGTACAATTTAAGCTAACTGGCGAAAAAGACTGGACGTTAGGAGTTGACAATTCTGATAGCAACAGCTTTAAGATTGAAAACGGATCTTCTATAGGTAGCAGCAACGATTTTGTTATTGCTAGCAACGGTTTTGTTGCTATTGGTACAGCAAATCCTACTGCCAGACTATATGTTAATGGTGTTACAAAATCTCTTAGCTACACTGAAACTGTAGTTACCCTAAGCGGAACCACTCCTTCTGTAGACTGTACTCTAGGTAATATTTTTGAACTTACTACTTCTGGAGCTACTACTTTTACTTTTACCAACCCTCCGGCTTCAGGAACAGCGTATAGTTTCACTCTTACTGTTACTGCTGGAGGAGCTTATGCAATAAATTGGCCTGCAAGTGTTAGGTGGTCTTTAGATATTACTCCGTCAGCTCCAGGATCTGGAGAAGTTGATGTGTATGTATTCTATACAACTACCGGTGGTAGCATTTGGTACGGCTTCCAAGCAGGGAACGCATTAGCATGAGTTTTTTAAGTAATAAATTAAGAATGGTAAGCTTGCCTGAATACGGTAAACCGCCTCAGTGGTTATTAAAATTAACTAATACAGGTACTAGTACTGTGGGTGCTGCAGTAGACTCTCAAGATAATATTATTGTAGTAGGCACTACTTCAAGCTTTGGAGCAGGGGGTTCAGATGCTCTAATAGCTAAATATTCTTCTACAGGTACTTTAGTATGGGCGCGAACTGTCGGCACAACCTCTAGCAATGAAGGCGGTTCTAAAATTGATATTGATTCTCAAGATAATATTATTGCAATCATAAGATCTGGAACTTCTGGCATTTCTACTATTGTAAAATATAATTCTACAGGAGTATTTCAGTGGGCTTTAAGGCTAAACACTACTGATAGCGGGGATAACCTAAGTAGCTTAGCCATAGATTCTTCTGACAATATTTTAGTTGCAGGTGGTATTGTAACTGGCGCTAGCGGTGCTCAAGATGCTTTTATAAGCAAAATATCTTCGGCAGGGGTTGTACAGTGGAGAAGAAGACTGGGCGGTACTGGTAGCGATTATGCTAGGGGTATAGATGCCGATTCGTCAGGAAATGTATATGTTGGAGGTACAAGCTCTTCTTTAGGTACGAACTATAGTTTTTGGGTAGCAAAATTTGATTCCTCTGGAACTTATGCAGGAGGTAGAAGAGTTCAGTATGGTAATTGCAATGCAATAAAAGTAAATAGGCTCACTAATATAATATATGCTATAGGCACTGAATCCTTTTCTGGAACTGATGTATATTTTTTAACCTATAGTACCGCTTTAACCTTAATTTCAAGAATAAAATTTGGAACTAGTAATACTGATTTTCTAGACAGCTGCTACTTAGATAGAACTGGTAATGTTATATTAGTTGGAAGCGTATCTGGTAACAGCATATACCTAACAAAAAGAAGTAGTGTAGGTAGCCAAATTTGGTCGGGAACTTTATACAATAATGTTTTTTCAAGTTTTAGTAGTTCTGCGTATTGCGACTCTACAGATAATATTATAACAGTTGGTCCTACTGGTTTAGTAGCAAAATTACACCCAGACGGTCTGGGGGCCGGTACTTATGGAGAATATACATATAGTGGGTTAACAGAATCTAATAGGGGAGCTGTTCAAGGATTAGAAGCCAGCATAACAACATTTACAAGCGCTACACCTTCTATTGGATTTATAACGCCAACACTTACAGATAATTCTGCAGCTATATCAGATACATTAACCAATATAACAGTATAAGGAAAATAAAAAATGACTTACGTAAAAGTAGATAAAAGTAATAAAATTGTAGAATTCCCCTATAGTACTAATAAGTTGAGGGGTGATAACAAAAATACTAGTTTTCCTAGAAATATGTCTGAAGACTTATTAAACTCTTTTGGAGTTTATAGAGTTACCGTACAAGAAGCACCTACTATAGATGAAAAAATCTATAAAATTGTTTTGAAAAACGCTCCAGAGCTATCAAACGATGTTTGGGCTCTAAACTGGGATATAGTTGAAAAATCAGCACAAGAAAAACAAGACTACTATGATCAAGCCGCTCAACGAGTTAGAAATACTAGAGCTTCGTTATTAGCTGCTAGCGATTGGACACAACTTCCAGATGTATCTGTAGACGTTACTGCTTGGACAGCATATAGACAAGCTCTAAGAAATATAACATCCTCTCCTAAGTTTCCCTATTTAGAAGATAGCGACTGGCCCGTTCAACCATAAACATTAAGGATAAGTAATGAATTCAGACTATTTTAAAGTACCAGTAGACAAACTGGTAGCGCGACTACCAGACAAATATGGCTTTAAAGAGCTTAATGTAAGCCAGCAAGCTATGATGGAAGGGTTAAGTACTAAACGTAATTGGGTGCACATATCTGCTCGCCGTACTGGAAAATCTAGTGGTGCAGCTGTGCTAGCACTAGCTAAACTGCTAGAACCTAATCAACAAGTTATCGTAGTTGCTCCTGACTTCAATCTAAGCTCTATTATTTGGGATTTTACTACAGAACTAATCGAAGCGTTTAATATTGAAACTAAGCGTTTCAATCTAAAAGATCGTGTAGTTAAGCTAGTAAATGATAGCACACTAAGACTGCTGTCAGCTAACAATAGAAGTTCGCTAGTCGGTCGTGCAGCTAATCTTTTAATTGTAGACGAAGCTGCACTAATTCCTGATGATGAATATTTTACTAGAGATTTACGTCCTGCGCTATCAACCTTCCCAGATTCTCGTGCACTATTCATTTCTACCCCTCGCGGTAAAGAAAACTACCTATATAACTACTATCTACGTGGGCAAGATGAAAGTTTTCCTGAATGGGGCGGTGGACTATTTCCTTGGCACGCTAACCCTAGACTAACACAAGAAGATATTGAACAAGCTAGACGAGCTATTCCTGAAAGCTTATTTAGACAAGAATACTATTGTGAATGGGCTACTTTTGAAGGTCAAATTTATAAACTAGATGAAAATGATCATTTAAAAGATCTTACTAGCGAAACCGCCCCGTTCAAAATAACTCCCGGTGATTCACGCTTTACATTTATCGCAGGTCTTGACATGGGTTATAGAGATGCTACTGCTTTTGTAGTATTAGCCACTGATGGAAGCACTTGGTTTGTAGTTGATGAGTATATAGCTGAAGAAGGTACTACTAGTCAACATGCTGAAGTAATTAAGTCTATGGTTGAGCTATGGGATATCGAAAATATATTTATCGACTCTGCAGCACAACAAACTAAAGCAGATTTAGTTTACGATTATGATATAGCTTGTGAAAACGCTATTAAAAGTGTTAATGATGGTATAGCCCATGTTCAAAGTTTGGTAGAACAAGATAGACTTGTATTTGATATGAATAATGCATCTTATACCTTTAAAAGTATGACTGCTTATCGCTGGAACTCTAAAACAGAAAAATCAAAACCTTACCATGATTGGACTTCACACTGTTGTGATGCTATACGTTACGCTATCTATACTTACACTAAAAATAGTGCTATTAGTATATACGCCTAGGTATTAACAGATTTCAAAAATAAAATATTTTGACTATTATGAACATTAGACTTATAATAGATTAAGAAATTAAAAGTGATAAACCGATGTCAGATTTGAAACGCCTTCCTGTTAAATACTTAAGAGACTACATAAAAAAAGACTATAAAATAAAAGATAAGTGTTTTATATGCGGATCAACTTCTGAATTAGAGCTTCACCATTTGTTTAGTGTTAGTGAGCTGTTTGAGAGATGGTGCGTTAAAAATAAAATAAAAGCTGTCGAATCCGTAGATACTATGTTGACTTTGCGAGTTTCTTTTGCTGAGGATTGTAAAGAAGAATTAAGTAGCGAAAATTTATATACACTATGTACGTCTCACCATAAACGATTGCATTTTTTATTTGGTAAAAGCTATTCTAACTATACGGCTCTAAAAGTAAAAGACTGGCTTAGCACTCAAAAACATACTATGGAGATACAATAAATGGCAAGAGGACCACTAGGTTGGATTGTGGAAAAACTTAATCCAGTTCAGCCTTACATACAAAGTAGACAACCTTTTGCCATGCCTGAGTCTAATGTAGACTTTAGAGCTGCATACGATCAAATAGAAGTAGTCCATCGTGCCGTTGATATGATTGTCAGTGCTTGCGTAGAAATTCCTTTTGATATTACAGGCGAAGGCCCCGTAAAAAAGATAAGTAAACTACTAAACGATAGACCGAATCCTTTTGAAGATAGAGTCAAGCTTTTAAGAAGAGCATACTTCGATTTACTAATGGATGGTAATGCGTTTTTCTATTATGATGGCACTCACGTTTATGT